TTTACCACAGGTGTTTAAAAATCACCTTTACAACAAGCAAGAGAGAGTTTACATGAAAAAACAATTTGTAAAAACAGAAAACTACGAGCGATTCAGGACAGGCATTACCGCTGTTGAGAACCGTGGCGCAGCCGAGGCTAGCTTAATGCTGGTGACGGCTGAAGCTGGTTTTGGCAAGAGCACAACGGTAGACCACTGGGCGATTCAAAGCGGTGCAGCTTATGTGCGTGCTAAAGAAGGCTGGACACCTGCATGGTTCAAAAGTGAGTTAGCAGAAAACTTAAAATTAGACACTCGCGGCAGACCAAAAGACATGTTTGCGCGTATTGCTGGTTACATAGGCAGCAACCAAATACCAATTGTGATTGATGAGGTTGAGCATTGCCTTGAAAACAATGCAGCAGTACTTGAGGCTGTACGTGATTTAAGCGACTTAACTGAGGTGCTAGTCATTTTAGTTGGTATGGATCAGGTGCAGGCTCGTATTGCACGCCACAGACAAATTAGCAGCCGTATTGCACGTGTGGTGGAGTTTCAGCCTGCAAGCGTTAACGATGTACTGCTGACTTGCAAACAATTGGCAGAAGTAGACATTGCCGATGATTTAGTGACAGAGATTCACCGTGCTAGTGGTGGTCGTATGCGCGACATCATGAATGCAATTGCCACTATAGAAAACACCGCAAAACGTAATGGTGCAACCAATGTGACGCTAGCTGACATGGCAGGCCAAAGTCTCACCCATGATTGGCAATCACGCCGCCCACGTATTGTTAAAGCGGGAGTACGGTAATGTCAAAAATCAAAGTACTTGCAAATGATAAAGCCACTGGGGATAGCATTAATGGGGCCATTTCTAAAGTTGGAATGGTGCCATTCTCTAATGAGGCGCACATCATTTTCTTAGATGACAGCGGTTTTGCATGCTTAAAAATAGGTGGGGAGTACTCAGAGCTACGTAAATTAGCCAATGCGCTCTTACATGGCATATCGCTTTTAGAAAATGAGCGTGGAGTGCTGCAATGATCTGGACATCTAACGCTATTTTAGCTGCTATTGCAGACTCTTTTAACATTGACTGCGTGCGTGAGGCCGAACTTGTTGAGTTCACAGGATTAAACGAAACACAGGTTGATCGTGCGTGCTTAAAGCTACGTAAACATGGCTTTTTAGAAAAGTGTGGGCAAGGCTGCCACACCATTACTGAAGCTGGCCGTATTGCAATGGCTGAAGGTAAGAAAATCACCAGTGGCCCTAATGGTAAGCAGTCAGCCGCAAGAATCAACAAGAACAGCCTACGCATCAAGGTTTGGCGCGCCATGCGCATCCGTAGCAAGTTCTCAATACCTGAGCTGGCAATGTTAGTAGCTCAAGGTGGAGAGAAAGATATCACCAGCAACATCGGCAAGTATGTTCGCGCCCTGCAAAAGGCTGGTTATCTTGCTGAAATGGGCAAACGCGAAAAAGGCAGCGCCATTACTAGCAATGGCCATAAGCGTTATTGGTTAATTCCTGAGCGCAATACAGGCATACAAGCACCTGTGTGGCGTGTATCTGCAAAAACTGTGTATGACCCAAATACAGAATTGGAGCATGCATGTCTTTAAAAAATACAGTGTGGCTAAAGCTATTAGCAGAGGCTGTTGATAAAAGCAGTAAGCAAGCAGTTGCTGATGAGCTTGGTGTATCTCGCACGACAATCAGCTTGGTAATGAATGATAAATATCCAGCAAGCACCGACAAGATTGAGGCGCTAGTAATGGATTTATATAGCCGTGTTGACTGCCCTCACTTAGGCGAACAAATCACCATTACACAATGCAAACGCCACCATAGTGAAAACGCCCCTACAAGCAGCCCTCGTGCAATGCGTCTGTGGAGAGCATGCCAATCTTGCCCAAACAATGGTGAAAAAAGTGGAGCTAAATATGAATAGATATGAAGTGAAAATTCGCACGCCAAAAGGCAATGAAATAATGACGCGCACCATAGAAGCAGTTGCTGAAAATAGCTGGCGCGCAGGATGCATAGTCTTACAACTACTTAGTAATGAATCGCCAAACTTAAGCTTAACCGTGCGTCAGATCAAGGAGGCTAAGCGTGCGTAAACATAGCAAAGCAATCGTTATTGCGCCATTTTCACCTAAGCCACTACATAACGAGCGTGGCTTAATTACCAGAGCAATACACACATTGCGCTTGGTTATGACTACAAATTACAGCCTACCAGTGGCTTGGAAAGTGGCGGCTTAAGATGGCATCAATGCGCTTAGTCTGCCCATGCTGCGCGGCTGAATTTCCACTAGAAGCGGCAATGAGTGATGTATCAGCTCGCCAGGCTATTGCACGTGCGTTTAGCCTCACGCCACTTGGTGATGTGTTGCTGCCGTATGTTGGCTTATTTAAACCAGCCAAACAGGCATTAAAAATGCCTGCCCTGGTACGAATATTAGATGAGCTGCTTGTTGATATTAAAGCAGGACAAATCACACGTGGCGGCACCATCTACCCTGCCCCACAAGAGTATTGGCGCAGTGCAATTGAAACCATGCTAGCAAGCCGTGACAGGCTCAGCTTGCCTTTAAAGAGCCACGGTTACCTTTATGAAATTATCGCAAGCTTTGGCAACCGTGCAGCTGCTGCACAAGAGCGTAAAAGCGAGCAAGGCCGCAAGTATGGAGCGATTCAAACAGCTGACAGTACCGTTATTCACAAAGCACCAGTAAATACACCTCGCAATACGAATAGAACCATTGGATCGGTGTTGAAAGAAGTCACTAGAAAGGGTCAACAGAATGGCAACTAAACACGACTTATTACAAGTGCTAAGTGAGCACATTGGCGCGGCTAAAGGCATCCGTGGGCAAGACCTTGCCCACTTGCTGAGTGTTTCAACTCGTGAATTGCGCAAGCTAATCAGCCAAACGATTGAGCAAGACGCTACCGCGATTTGTGGCCACCCAAGCACTGGCTATTACATTGCCAGCAGCGATAAAGAGCTTAAAAGCACCATAGAGTTTCATAAATGCCGTGCCATGCATGAGTTACGCAAGGCAAGCCAATTATCAAAAATCCCGTTGGCCGATTTGGTTGGCCAACTTCATTTACGTACTTAACCAGGAGAAACAAAATAATGAACGCACCAACAACAATACCAGCAGGCCTTCGCCGGAAGCATGACGGAAGTTATGTGCCTGAATCTATGATTAAGCCGATTGATCTTGCACGTGATCAGATTGTGAATGAGATTGTAGAGAACGCAAAAGAGCTAAATAAACTCATTAGCGGATTTAAGCTTAAAACCTTTGCTGATGTACAAGCCTTTATCGAAATTAGCGCAGAGCAGTATGGCGCAAAAATCGGTGGCAATAAGGGAAATGTCACCTTAATTAGCTTTGATGGCCGCTACAAGATACAACGCGCAGTAGCTGAGAGCATCACATTTGATGAGCGCCTGCAAGCAGCAAAACAGTTAATTGATGAGTGCATTCACACATGGTCTGAAGGTGCTAATGCCAATATTCGCGCACTGGTAAACGATGCTTTCCAAGTGGATAAAGAAGGCAACATCAGCATAGGTCGCGTGCTTGGCTTACGCCGTTTGGACATCACAGATGATAAATGGCAAAAAGCCATGCAAGCCATTAGCGATGCGATTCAAATAGTAGGCAGCAAGAGCTATGTGCGCGTGTATGAGCGGGTTGGCGACAGTGATAAATGGTCTGCAATCGCTTTAGATGTGGCAGGTGCCTAATGCAAAGCCGCATGCAATCGATGCTTGAAGCTCTGATCAACATACTGGTTGGCTTCAGCATCAACATGCTACTTAACTTTAGCGTGTTTCCATTGTTTGGTTGGCATATCAGCCTGACACAAAACTTGGCGCTAGGTGGCGTTTATACAGTAGTTAGCATTATTCGTAGCTACTGCCTGCGCCGTTTCTTTAACAAGGTGCATGCCGTGCAAAAGCACCACGATGATGACGTGCATTTAGGTGTTGGTGCATGAGCCTACTCACAGACCCGAAGGCATTCAACTACCTGATTATGGTGCTGTACCTGTTGAATGCCTGCCGCTGGGCATATGAGGCTAAATGGGCTGATGTTTGTTACTGGATATCAGCTCTGGCCATCACGGCAACCGTCACTTTTTTATACGATCACTAGCTTTTCTGGTGTTTTTTCTGAAGGGTTTTAGCAATAAAGCCTTTCAAAAAAATCAACCAACCATGAAAGGTAATAAATATGAATCAAGCAGATTTAGTAAAAGCAGTTGCAGATAAAGCAGGTCTACCGCAAGTAGGCATCGAATCAACGCTTAAAGCACTGTCTGCAATCGTGCAAGAACAACTTAAATCTGGCGGTGAAGTAACCTTGCCAGGCATTGGCAAACTTAGCGTTAAAACACGCGCAGCACGCTCAGGACGCAATCCTTCAACGGGTGAATCCTTGGCTATTCCTGAGAAGAAAGTGCCGCATTTCAGCGCATTAAAAGCATTAAAAGATGCTGTGACTGTTTAGTTAGATTTTCATCTTTAGGCCGTTAAAACGGCGGCCTAAGTAAGACGATTTAACGGGAATTAATATGAAACTTACAAAAGAACAACAAATGGAATTAGCACAAAAACTTACATCTCCTTGGGGGCATGTAAGGCTTATTTGTGACGGCTTTACGATAGACCTGAAAGTGCAAAGAATGAAAGGTGGCATGTCATATCGCGTCATGACATACGTTAATGGTCAGTTCCACGGCTTGTGGGTTTCATCAAAAAACGAACACCCTGAACAAAAGTTTCTTAGAAAGCTAGTAAAACCGCTTTATTCAGTTGCTATGAAAGCAAAACTAGAGAAGATATATGGGAAACGCGCATTTGCAAAAGAGGAACGCTTTCATGAGAAGTTGACATCTTACATGCCTGATTTTGCAAGTGGCAAGGCGGCTATCAGCCATCTTTGCAAAGTTAGTGAGTCCATACAGGTGGTGCACGAATAATGAAGCAGCGCCCTTTGACAAAAATACAACTGACAGTGCTTACCATGAAGTTAGCAGGTAACAGTAACTATGCAATTAGTCGTGTGCTGGGAATTCATCCTGATACGGTAAGTAATAAATATAGTGATATTCGTAGAGGTATAGCGAAAGGTGCTTATAACAATCTACCTAATGAATTAAATGTTAATGGGGATTTGTTTTGTGGGGTTAATGATGAAAAACCAAGATAACAACACTAGTCGTACTAGCGAGCTAGCAATGATCCACATCGCTAAGAAAGCACTTGGCCTTGATGATGAAACCTATCGCGGCATGCTGTTTACTGTTGCGCGTGTAAAAAGCAGCAGTGAATTAGACCAGGCTGGCAGAGATGCAGTACTTTCCCACATGAAAGCTCGTGGCTGGCAGAGTAAAGCTACTGCGCCGGATGTCGCAAAAGCCAAGCAAGCATTGATTGGCAAGATTGGAGCATTGCTGGCAGACATGGGTCTGAGTTGGGCATATGCAGACGGCATTGCAAACCAAATGTACAAACGCGCTAAATTGCAGTGGTGTAAACCAGCCGAACTGCGCGGCATTATTGTTGCGCTCGTGAACAAACAAAAGAACAAACCAAAGGCAAATAATGGTTAAAGCAACCGAAAACTACCAATGCTCAATCAAACTCCCACCTTCACTGGATGAGGTTGTGGCAGTGATTGGTGAGTCAACCACTATTGCGCTTATTAATGAGTACGGCGGCACCACGCAACGCCTACCAGCCATACGCAATGCAACTGACGACCATGAGTTTTCAAAGGTAATTGGTAAAGAGAAGCTGCACCTATTGATCAATGCAATTGGCGCCAGCCGCTATGTGTATATTCCACGTTGTGCGGATGGCCTGCGCCTTAAAAGAGACCGCGAGATTGTGAATCGATTTAACGAAGGCGAAGCCGTTGAAAATCTTGCCAGAGAGCATAGTTTGAGTGATAGACAGATATGGAACATACTCAAAAAAACTGAAATGGGTGACGGACAGACCCAGTTGTTTTAGTATGTCAGAACTAAAGAGGTGTTTATGCAATTAACTAATGAAGAGCTAGACCTTTGTCGCCAGTGGTTTGATAGCGTACAAGATAGAAACCCAGCTTATTTAACGGGGGATGACTATACTCTCGCTATAAAACTATATGAGAAGCTTGGTATAAGAGTTCCTAATAGCATTAGGGATGCTATTGTCCGCTTGCCACGCCGCAAACCAGTTGCATATATTGAGATTCCATCAAGTGAATTGGCTAAAATTGGAGGTAAAAAGTGAATTTATATCTAGGTTTATTTTTGGTAGTTTGGGTTGTATTGATATTGGTTGGCCTTAAATACAAGTGGTCAATTGTTCAATCTCTACTGGGCGGTCTCTTGGCTGCTGCATTGGCAATGATGCCTTTATCACTGGCTGTATCTGCAATTTCAGAACAAGAAACCAAGCCTATAGTTGCTGAAACTAAAGAAGCTGTTTTGAACTCATCTTATGATGGTAGCGTTCACCAAGTTGAAGAGTGGCTAGGTAAAAACTTTAATGACGCTAAATCTATTGAGCGCATTGAGTGGAGCAAAGTAGTAAAAACCGAGCAAGGTAACTATGTTGTGCGCTACAAATTCAGGGCAAAAAACGAAACTGGCGGCATGGAGATATATAACAAAGCCTTCATTTTAGGCTCAACCGGCATCGTTCTTTCAATGACAGATTACAAGAGCTGATTGACACTAAAATAAAACAAGCGTAGTTTGAAAAAAGGGGTGCTTTATAGCGCCCCTTTTTGCTACTGAAGCCGCTCAGTGGCGCATTCAAAAGCCTCATGCCATAACATCGGTTTCATGAGAGCATCTTACAAAATTCTATTAGCAGGCTTAACCAGTGCATCTGCACTCGCATTTGTGAGTGGATGGGAAGGCACAGAGCTAAAGCCATATCGTGATATTGCTGGCGTCCTTACTGTATGTAATGGCTATACCGGCTCAGACATCATCAAAGACAAAACCTACGGTAAGCAAGAGTGTGACGCCCTGCTTAAACAAGAGCTAACGGCGCATGGAAAGGCTGTCCTAGCTTGCGTAAAAGTGCCGCTTAACCAAAACCAATACAATGCATTTGTCTCGCTCACGTATAACGTTGGCTCAGGCAACTTCTGCAAATCTGGGTTACCAAAAAACAAGTTCCTTATTGATCTGCTAAACGAAAGTGATTACACAGGTGCGTGTAATCGCATACTGGCCTATAACAAAGCTAGGGTTAACGGCAAGCTTGTACCAGTGTATGGCCTGACCAAGCGCCGTCAAGCCGAGCGCGCCATGTGCTTAACACCTATTTCACCAGTGAACGGAGGCCAATATGCAATTGGCTAAGGGTTGGGGGCAGATTTTCACTCCATTTACAGGCGTTGCAATAGTCGCAATAGCTTGTGTGGTCATTGTTGGCTTAATTGCCAGTTCAATTAAGCAAGGCTATACAGTTCCGCAGCCAACTCCACCTGTTGGGTTAAACGTAGTGGCAACACCTGCACCTGCAGTAAAAAAGGTGGCTGTTGTTGATAAGCCAATCAAGGCTAAGACCGTTAAAGTTTACTCGCCCTCCGTTAAAAAATCGGAAAACCTACCTGTAGCTATCCAGGACAACCCTGCTTTAGATGTCATTGCATCTAATCAAGTGCCTGCTGACGATCACTCTCAAACGATTACCACACTAATCAACACAGAAACAGGCGAAAGCCAAACGTTTGTTAAGCGCGACCCATTACCTTGGCTCGCACTAGATTCACGTGGTGAGGCTGGCTTATATATGGGAATTAAGAACGGCCAACCAGCTGCAAGATTGGAAGTTAAGCAAGGCGTGTTTCAAGTAAAGGCTTTGCATTTTGGCGTGGTCGGCACTGTTGATCAACCGATAAATAGCGCAATTGAGCCTGACTATTTTGTAGGCGCTGGCGTTTGGGCGAGGTGGTAAATGTTACCTACAGATCAAGCGCAGATACTTGAAGAGTCTGAGAGAGACAGCGGCATTAATACGGTTAGGGCAAGAGTCAAAAATGCAGGAAATCTGCCCTCTGCCAAATTCTGTGTTAACCCTAGTTGTGGTGAAGTAATACCGGAGGCCCGAAGGATTGCCTATCCGGGTGTGCGGCTTTGTACAGAGTGTAAGGCCTTTAATGAACAGTACGGGCGTCTGCCTTGAATAATGGAGAAAAACAATAATGAATTCCGATGAGAGTCGTTTGCTGGGTGAGATAAAGGGGAAGCTTGATCTAGTGATTGACGGCCAAGCAGACCAAAAAGAAACCTTTGAAAAAAAGCTAGATGGCTTAGATGAACGCCTGCGCAAGGTGGAAAACAAAGCCGCATTAAACGGCGCTATCTCTGGCGGCATTATTAGTATTGGCATGGCCATTGCCATTGAAAAATTAAAAGCAGTGACTGGAATGCGTTAATGGCTTACGGTGAAGAAACACGGCGCGCTTTAAGAGCCGCTTATGTACATAAAGCCTTAAGTTTAGAGGCCGCTGCAGAGCAGATGGATATTGCATTTGGTACAGCCAGCCGTTGGAAGCGTGATGCCAAATTAGCTGGTGACGATTGGGATAAAGCTAGAACTGCGTCAATGATGGCAGGCCAAGGCCATGAGGCCGTTAGCCAATTAGTGCTGCAAGAATTTATGACACTGTTTCAAAGCACTATTGAGCAACTAAAAAAAGATGACCAAGGCAACCCAATGGCTAAGGCAGAGGCGCTATCACGCCTATCTGATGCTTATAACAAAGCCATGAGTGCAGCCGCCAAGTCAAACCCGAAACTTAATAAACTGGCCGTGGCAATGGAAGTGCTGCAGATGTTGGCCAGTTTCATTCAAGAAGAGCACCCAGAACTCACCGAGCAATTTTTAAACGTGTTAGAGCCATTTGGCGAGAAAATTAGCGGAGTGTTTGGCTAATGGCTAAGAACAGCAAAGAGTTTTTAGAGCAGCTGGCAGAGCTTGGCCAGTCGCTACGCAATAAGATTGAGGCTGATGTTTCAGGCTTTAAGTCTGACGCAGAGAGCGCACGTATGCGCCGTTTGCAGGCGCAAGATAACTTTGAGTTCTTTTGTAAAACGTACTTTCCGCATTACGTTAAAAAAGACAACAGCATCCTGCATGACCACTTGTATAAGCGTTTGCCTGAGATTGTAAACAGCACTGAGAGCGAAACAGACGCACTGGCAGCGCCACGTGGTGAGGCTAAGTCAACAATCACCACTCAGCTATTTGTTATCTGGTGCGTAATCACTGGCCGCAAGCATTACCCGATCATCGGCATGGACGCATTCGACCAGGCAGCAATCATGCTTGAAGCAATCAAAGCAGAGTTGGCATACAACCCGCGCCTGATGATGGATTATCCAAACGTTACAGGCCAAGGCCGCGTTTGGCGAGCCGAGGTAATACTGACTGCAAACAATATAAAAATTGAGGCTGTAGGCAGCGGCAAACGCATTCGTGGGCGTAGACACGGCCCATACCGCCCTGACTTGTTTGTGGGTGATGATCTTGAAAACGATGAGAACGTAGCAAGCCCAGCACAACGCGATAAGCTTGAAGCGTGGATCAACAAGGCGGTACTTAAACTTGGTGAGCCTGGTGAAAAGTTTGATGTCATTATCATTGGCACCATTCTGCACTATGACAGTGTGCTAGCTCGCCTGATTAAAAACCCGTTATGGAATGGTAAGAAATTTCGCGCACTGATCACTTGGCCAAACAGGATGGACTTGTGGGACAGATGGGAAGAGTTGCTGCTGAATGTTGGCAAGCAGGCTGCTGCTGAGTTCTACCAAGCACATAAACCTGACATGGATGCAGGATCTGAAGTGAGCTGGCCAACAGCACGCCCATTAGTTGTATTAATGACTATACGGGCACGTGACGGGCATGCTGCGTTTGACTCTGAACTGCAGAACGACCCGCTAAGTGATGATGATGCCCCATTTGCAAAGTGTATTACCTTCTGGGTAAACCGCCTTAATGAATGGGTGTTTTATGGGGCATGCGACCCCAGCCTTGGTAAAAAAGGCGCAGGCCGCGACCCTTCTGCAATTCTTGTTGGTGGGTATAACCGCAGCACTGGCATATTAGATGTAGTTGAAGCAAGTATCCGCAAGCGTCTGCCTGACCGCATTATTGAAGACGTAATTAGCTACCAGATTGAGTACAAGTGCCAACTATGGCTAGTTGAATCTGTGCAGTTTCAGGAGTTCATGCGTACCGAGTTAGTGAAAAGGTCTGCAAAACGAAGAGTGCCAGTGCCTGCACGTGGCGTAACTCCGTCAACAGATAAAGAGCTGCGTATTGAAAGTATGCAACCACACATGGCTAATGGATTAATCAGGCTGCACCCTAGCCTCCATACGCTTATTGAGCAATTAAGGCATTGGCCAAAAGCAGACCATGACGATGGGCCGGATGCGTTGCAAATGCTGTGGGCGGCATCCCTTTCATTAGGTGCGGGTATGGACTATCAAGGCGCAGGTAAATCAAATAGAGAATCAACAGGAGGTGGCGCATGGTAGCGATACTAGATCAACACGGGCAGCCAATTAAAAAGCCGGAGTTAAAAGAATCACAGACCGCCA